TTTTAAATTCTGGCGATTTTAAATAAGCAATAATAATCTCTCTAAAAAGATTTTTACTTGGAAGCGTGTCGCCCAAAGCTTCTTTGTACAAAGCAAAATACGCGGGGCCATTTTTTTCAACTAAATCAGTTGAAGCCCAAAACCTTGGGCCGCCGCGTTCAATGTAATGATATTCAGCAATTTTACCATTTTTAAGAGTTTTTTTAACTCTATGAATATGTTTAATTGCTATCCTCGTCATTTGCCTCAAACCACAGGTTTACTTCAGAGTCTGGAACATTAACATTTTTATCTGAAAAAACAATTGTTACAATTTCTTCTTGTTTTTTCTTTTGATAGGTTATTTTAGCATCTTCAATAAGTTTTTGATCATTTAAAACATCAAGGAGTAGTCTTAATATTGGCACAGACGCACTCCTAAGTGTAAACTAAAAATGTTTCTTCTACTACACATGATACTGTGTAAAGAGCAATACGTTTTTTTTGTTACCTTGCGTTTACAGTTTTTTATTTCCTAAAGGCCCATAATATAACATTTCTACCGTAACTCCCAACAATACGATTACCTGTATCACGAATTCTTTGAGTGTTATGTAATTCAGAAATTCTGGGCTGAACCTCACGGTATGTTAGTCTTAAATTTGAAGCAATTTGCTCAGTTGTTTGAGGGCTATTATGTTTCATATAAGATAATATTCTGTGACGAATTGTCGTTGCAGAATTGCGTACTGAATGAGCAGCTAGGCGGCTTGTGTCGCTACGCTGCCATCCAATTCCTCCATTGGCATATGGCATTTTACTATTTCCTTAATCCAAGTAATTGCATCTGCTGCATCACGAGCAGCTTTGAAAATTTCAGAGGGATGATCTTCAAGCAGCTCAACCCAATGTTTGATGTAAGCTGCGTTATTAATGTCAGGCTCTTTGGTTATTCCGAACCAGACGGCAAGTTGCGCACTTCCGAGTTCTGCGACGAGTTCTTCCCGCGCCCTTTGTTTTTCCATGTAATGATAGTCAGCATAACATTGTCGAGCGCAGCGATCAGGGACACCAGTAGCGTGTATAAATTCGTGAAGAAGGACTGAATAATACCCCAAATCAGTTTTGAAATTCTCAATGGGAGGGATATTAATGCTATCATCGGTTTTACGATAAAAAGCTGAATTAGCTTCTTTAATCTGTATTCCACATTTGCTGATAAAATTATCAATGTCGCTAAAACGCTGCGTTTCAACCCGAATATCGGCTTCGGGTAATTTGATAAAATCTTCACAATTCTCAGCCGTAAGACTGAGTTGATCGAGGTTAAAGACATTATACCATTTAAGACCGCTCCAAAGATTTTTGTCATTTGGTTCACTTTCTAGTTCTTGTTTAGGTTTGTAATAAAAAATGGGAGTGGCTTTACATGCTTTAAACGATATGCCGCGCCGTTTGCACTCAGCGGCAGTAATCCAACGCGGATCTGTCCAGCCAAAATTAAGTGCATTAAGAGATGTCGTAATAGTATTAGAGCCAGTATATTGATGACCAGTAATTGCGTTGCAATTTGGCAAGGGTGAAATCCATTCTTTCGTCCAATTAAGGCCATCCTTTTTCATAAGACGAATGATTGTTTCAGCGCATTGATGTGCAATGCGTTGTGGATAAGGAACAAATTGATCAGTCATAATATCTCCCAGATGTAGCGCTTGCCCTGCCTCTGCAACGGCCGCCGTTATTGATATTGTTTGGTTTTTTTGTAGAAAGCGCTAGTAAAAAGACCAAGATTGAGGTACGAAAATCCTGGTCTTTTTACGGGAAGCTGCGGTTTCTACGGTTCGCTACTTAAAGCTATGAATAGCCATGCTAGGAGCAAGATCGCCCCTAGCAAGTCCGACATTTTAGGGGCCGGTATCATCCCGTTTTTCTATCAAACATTGCATTGTCGTAATCGTTGATAGTGTATCCTTGACCGTCAAGAATATCATCGTTGATTGTACCGTTAGCAATATCGATCTCATCGTCCTCAGTGGTGCTAACACCGTCTGTGAACCGTGGATCTTGTTTGTAATTTGGCTGCGGAATTGCATCCAAATAAGCTTGAACCTGATTTTCAACAGGCTCTAACTTTTTGTCACTTTCAGCCATCATTTCCGCTATTAAATCAGCGTTCTCAGCATCGGCCAAAGCAAGCCGTTGTTCCTGACGTTCATCCATTTTAGTGTTTTCAGTTTTAAGCTTCGGTGAATTATCCCGATACTCAGGTGCTTGGATGTCAAATGTCTCGCCAGTTACGTCATTGTAAACAGTGACAGCAGCGGCAAGTAACCGCTCCATTTCGTTAAGAGCAAACTCAACATTTTTGCGATACTTGGTGGCACGTTCATAAGCGTATCCACCTTTAACACTTTCACGCTGGCGATAAGCTGCTTTTAATTCCTCTTTACGCTGTTCATGTCTGACAGCGAGGCTATTACGTTGGTAATTAATGCCTTTACATAAGGACATTGCAAAACCTTTTTGCTCAAACTGTACGCGATTGCCCATAACCTCACGGCGTTCATCGCTATCCCATACAGTGCCTTCGAATGAAAAGTTCATAACCAAAGAACGAATAAGCATTTCATTGTCGGGGTTTGACAACTGATTGCATTCCTCATTTAAAGCATTATTGCGTATTTCTAAAAGATGACATGATTTCTTAAGATCAGTGATTTCTTTTTCCATTTGAGCTTTTGTAAGTTTAGTCATTTTATTTTCTCCATTTTAAAACAAAAAACGGCCCATCAGAGCGATGAGCCGTGTCAACCCCTTCAGGGGTTTACTCGGTGAAGAGCCTGATAAGGCCACTTCAAAATTCTATTTCTTCTATATCCTCCATTTTTACGGATACTTTAGTGCTTGGAAGCTTAACGGCTTTATTAAAGACAAGAGGAACATTGTAGTCATGCTCGTCATCCAAGTACCAATAGTCCAATTGGTCGATAACCGCGTCGAGATCGGTAAAAGCTTTTGAATGATAATTAGTCATTTCTTTCCTCCAATCCTGTCCAGTTTGAATATCCTGATCCATCGCCAAAAGTTGATGTCCATTTGTCAGGAGTAATGCCTGACAATAGAAACTCACGCTGTTCTGTTGTGAAATCAGGAAATGCGTGTTGAACATTGACAGTGCCAGTACAGTATTGCTGCAAAGCTTCTACAGTTATGGGAAAATCCATACTGTTTACACTGTCATCTAATATACAGTTTCGAGTAATTGATATATTACCGCTGTAATCATCAACTACGACTAATTGCTTACCTCTGGGATCTTGTAAAAAGTGAATCATAGCTTTCTCCTTTGAGTTAAATGTCCATAAGAACGTCCACAGGAGATACTTTGATAAATCACGGGTCATGCCCGAATCCAAAACACTCAAAGTGCAAATGATGCCAAGTCAACTAGTTTGACTTAGCGTCATTTCTTCTTCGGTTTTGGTTGAGTCGCGTCCAGCGAGCAGAAATGTAGCTAAAACTAAATATGCATTTCGTGGGCCTTGAGGCAGCATGATTTACAAATGTATATAAGGACGCCGACGGAGCAAACAGCAAGTCATGCCGAATAAGATCCAAATTAATGTAGCGGCTTTAGTCCGCTCATTTGGATCGCGGCATAGCGGCCATAGCGGGGAGCGGCCGCGAGCTTGCTCGATTGATATTCGGGTTATTGGTTCGCTGGGGTAGTCTTAGCAGAATTACAAGATGGCCTTTGAATCTTGTATGAACAAACTCGCCCCTCAAGGGGGTGATTTGGTCAACGCAATGACCAGTGATCGAGTCTACAAGCTAACGTCTAAATAGTAATAACTAGAAATCCGCTCGTTCCTTCACCAGCAACGGTCATTGTCCACATTTAGTACGATTTATCCCAAATAACCCCATCTGTTGCATAGAAACACAATTGACACGATGATTCGAGAAGCTCACGCTGTTCTCTATCGGGGGTCTGGGGGGCGGTAGCCCACACCATTGATTGCCAAAGATGAAGATTGAAGATGACCAACAAATCGCACCGACGCGGCACATGATTTGCCCAATGATATGGACATAAACCCGACGTGAATGATCTTATTTCTGCCAATGAAATATCCCCAATAACACTACCCGATGGCACCGAACTAGACGCCAGACAGACGCACGCGGTTATGCTACGCGCAACAAGCACACTCGACATCGAGGATATAGCTAAACAAACAGGCTATTCTGGAAGATCAACATGTTCGCACTTCCTGAGAAGCAATAGAGGGAGAGCAGGGTTACAAGTGGCAATTAGGCAACACTTGCTTGACGGAGCCAGAGTAGGCTTACAGACCATGCTGAACCTCGCCACATCAGCACGAAGCGAGAACGTCAGGCAGTTAGCAGCAGCTGACTTGTTAGACAGGGCTGGGTACAACAGCCAAGAGGTGCAGGCTGCAAGCAGTGATACATCAGGACGAGAGGTGAACATCTCAATTAATCTTAACACGAGTGACACTAGCCTAGTGATAGAAGGTGAAGCGGAAAGTTTGCAGCAAATTCCCGTTAGCAATGAGGTGGTGGAGGGG